CGCATCGAAAAGCGCTGCTGGGATTATTACCGAAAGTTGGTATTTAGCAAAAACCATTAGGAACCAAAACGAATACCCATTCACTAAGGAAATGGTCTCGAATGGTTTAAAGTTTTTAAGACAAAACGGAGCACATTTAACTTTGGCTGATGAGGTTAGGATAAATGAACTAAACAAAAATTTTAGAGTGGCAAAAGACACTTGGTTAGTTTGGAATAGTGCCGAGTATCTGAACCAACCGAAAAACCAAAATCAATCAAACATTTTAGAAATTGATTTCCAAAACAAAATTGTGACAACAGATAAAGAAAAAATCTTAGCCGAAAACTTGTTTGTTTGCTTAGGTATAAATTTATTAGATTTCACAAAAGAAATACCAATAAAAGGTAGATTGGGTCAGGCAATTTTCTTAAATGTTCCAGAGAAAACAACTAAGACATATTATGTTGCGCCATATACCCACTTCACGATGAGACCTTGGTCAGATGGAACAACACGAATAGGTGATACTACAAAAACAAAACACCTTGATTATTTAGTCAACAGATTTGGCAAGGGTAAAGTTGTGAGTGGAATTAGACCAGCACCAATAGGTCGCGGTAAGATTTATCACAAAATCGGCAATACCCACGTTTTCACTAACGGTGGCAGAGTTGGACTTGGGTTGTCTGGTATGGTTGGTTTTTATTTGGAAGACCTAATCAATAAAAAAATTGAATTTTGATGACATATTTGGTTATTGGACAATGCGGGTCAGGTAAAACCTGGGTTATGAAAGAATTGATAAAGCATTTCAACATCGACCAAAGAAAAAAATGGTCGAAAATAAATTATAATATTGGGGGCAAGATGATGGTTTTGGGAAATTACGATGGGTCGACTTTTGAAGGGTCAGATAGATTATCGATGGCTGTTGCTAATGACTTTGAAACATTCAGACAAAGAAGTTTGGGTATGACTATAATTTGTGAGGGTGATAGATTTATGAACCAAAAATTCATTAGTCTTTTCAATCCAACAATTTTAAAGATTTTAGACGACGGCAGTAGTGGAAGAAACCTACGAAATTCAAATCAAAGTGAAAGACAATTAAAATCTATCAAAACTCGCGTCAATAAATTAAACGCAAATCACGAGTTTAATAATTCGACGGAGGTTTTAGAGTGGTTAAAAAAAACATTAACTCCATGAACATAATTAAATTAAAACAAGTCCAACACACCGTCAATATTGGTGATGTTTGTGAATACAAAGAACCAAATGTTAAAGAAGATACACTTTTCGTAGATGGTGATGAAGTGGTTGGTTTTTATTTGAAAGACATTTCCAAGTATTCCGAAAAAGCGGCAAAGTTAGCAGACTTAGCAGATATTGAATTCAGGTCAAAAAGAGTTCCAAAGAAAATGATGAATAGAAGCGACGCTTTCAAAGATTTCTACAAACCAACCGAAGATGGAAAAAAGAAACTTTGGAGTGAAATTGGTGGTGTTTCACAATACTCAACCATTCTTGGTTCTTGCGCACCGAGACCACATATGAGAAGACCTTATCCAACTATGAGTTCAATTCATTCGACACCATCGGCTGACAAATTCGTTAAAGCAATGTTGATGTTGGCTTTGGAAAGTGAAAAAATTATGTTGCAAGTCGCTCCGAATATTTATTACAAACAAAAAGAAATCTTTGATAATGAAGTCCATCCTGATTGGAAATTCGGAAATTTATTTACCAGTTCGATTTCAAACTATAACATACCAGCCGCTTTTCATCGAGACACTGGAAATATAGTCGGTTGTGTAAATGTAATCATCGCAAAAAAGAAAAACTGCCGAGGTGGAAACACCACAGTGCCTGATTACGATTTGACAGTCGACAGTCGTGATAATTCGATGTTGGTTTATCCTGCTTGGAAATCTGTTCACGGTGTCTCACCAATCGAACCGAGTGTTGAGGGTGGTTATAGAAATTCATTGGTCTTTTATCCTCTCAAAGCATTCTTAAAAACAAATCTTCAACAATAATGTATTATGTTTATAGAATAGAGGTCGAAAACAAAACCAGATATATCGGATATACGGAAAACTTGGAATTAAGAAAAAAACAACACAATTATCTTTGTTTTAAGACACATAAAAAGAAGATACTTTATCAATCTATCAGAAAACTTAAAACAATGTCTCAAATCGAACTTATACCGATTAAGAGTATGAAAACGAAAATCGACGCTAAGAGATATGAATGTTTTTTAATTTTGAATGATTATTTCAATAAAAAAGAACTTTGGCAAAAGGTTCCAAGAATTACCGATTTCTAAAACAAAATTACAAAAATTACAATATGAGTAAAAAACAACCAGAAGTTTATAAAGAAAAATTATTGATTGCTTTAGAAAAAAGCCTCGGAATTGTCACACCCGCTTGTCGCGAAGTTGGAATAAGTCGTGATAGGTTTTATACTTACTATCACGAGGACGCAGATTTCAAGAAAAAAGTCGATGATATACAAAACATTCAACTCGACTTTGTAGAAAATCAAATGTTCAAAAAGATAAAAGAAGGTTCAGAAAAGTCGATACTTTTTTATATGAGATACAGAGGTAAAGGTCGAGGATATACTGAAAGTTTAGACATCACGACTGGTGGTGAAAACTTGAATGATATAAAAATTATATTCGTAAATGGAAATGAAGGCGACGAAGGTCTTGGAAAAACTTCTGAAAACTAAAAAAAGATTTGTTCTTTCAGTTGGTAGTTCAAGGTCATCGAAAACATATTCAATGATGCAGTGGATTGTGTTGGAGTGTGCTCGTAGAAAAGGTGAGGGCATTTATATTTCTATTGTCAGGTCGGGTTTTCCAAGTTTACGAAGAACTGTTTTGAGAGAATTTGTTGATTTGCTCAAGCAGTTGAATTTATACAATTCTTTGGAGCACAATAAATCAGAACACAAAATAAATCTGTTCGGTAATTATGTTGAGTTCTTTTCATTGAATGATAGTCAAAAAGTTCGTGGTGCGAAAAGAAATCATCTTTACTTGAACGAGTGTAATGAAATCGACTATGAGGCAGCACAACAACTTTTTTTAAGAACCACTGAACGAGTGTTTATGGACCAAAACCCTTCGGATGCTTGGCATTGGTCATTCAAAATGAAAGACAGGGAGGATGTAGATTATATTCACTCAACATACTTAGATAATCCATTTTTGTCAGAAACAACAAAAAAACAAATCGAAAGTTATAAAGACCACGACGAAAACTTGTGGAGGGTTTACGGGTTGGGGCTACCTGGATATGCGACTACGACAATATATCAAAATTGGTCAGAATGGAGCGACGATGATTTAGTATGTTATTCCGAGGATATGACACCACAATCAGTCGCTGATACTTTTGTGTATGGGTTAGATGTCGGATACAATCACGCGATGGCACTCGTCAAAGTCCATATAAAAGACGAACACCACTGGGTTGAAGAGATTATATACAGGAGCAATTTAACCTCGTCAGATTTGATTAAATTGATGAAAGATTTGAATATTGAAGAAGACAAAGACATATGGGTCGATGCCGCTGCTCCATCGATGGTAGAGGATTTGAGACGAGCAGGCTACGCGGCAAAATCCGCTGATAAAAGTGTAAAAGAAGGAATAGATTTAATTAGGTCAAAGAAATTATATTTGAATATAAATTCTGTAAACCTGATTGATGAGATAAGAAAATACCAGTGGAAAACAAAAGGTGAACAAATCATATACGAACCTGTCAAATTAAATGATGACCTGATGGACGCAATGAGGTATGCTATTTGGAACTATTGGCGTAAAACCAAAAGGTCAGAAGATTATGATTTCGATATTGAATTCCTATGACATATAGAGTTCGTAGTCTGAAATCAAAGCACCAATGAACTCAGCGTAGCCAAAGCCAGAACAAGTCTCACCAGTAAGTTCATTAAATTTATCATAGAAATCTTCATCAACCTCGTTAGTTGTTCCTAAAATGTAATCAACTTCGTCGAAGGTGTAATTTTCCGTTTTTAAGTAAGAAGAGTAATTTGAATAAAAACTTGGGTTTAACCACTTGTGTGCTTCTTCTCTACCAAGGTCAGATAAAAAACATTCATATTTTGTTTGAATTAAACTAAACAAATCAAAATAGTCATAAAGGTCATCGACAATATCGTCAGTGATATTATATTCATCGATGAAGTATTTTTGTAAATAGTGGTCTTTGAAATAATCTTGATGTAAATTTACAAAATCTTCTGGTGAATAAATTTCGAGGAATTCAGAAAATGTTGTGGTTTTTTGACTTTCTACTTGAATTAGTTTGATGTGTCGTAAAATGTTTTCCATTGTTTTAATTTTTAATTATACACAAAGTTAAAAAAATTATTCTAATAAAAAAAACTTTTTTGAATTTTTTTTTACATCATATCATCATCTGGTTCGCCAAGCAAGTCATTCAGTTTGATATGTCTGCATATTCTTTTTTCCAGTTCTGGTGAGCATTCATAATGAGCATCACCAAAACTATATTCGTAAACATTGTAAACAAAATCACCAAAGTCGGAATAATCCTCATCGGTTAAGATTTGGTCTAATCTATCAGCACCAGTTTCATCTAAACTAAAATCCGACGCGATGTATTGTCGAACATCTTCTTTAACCCAGACTTCGTGATGAATATATTCTGGGTGTTCTGTCAACTCTTTAATTATATCTTTTATATCTCTCATTTTAATAAGTTATTTAATTTCCAATCTCGTATCATACTTTCAGTAATTACAAACCATATCGGTTCGGTTCGGTAGTCCTCAAAACACCCGTGTTCAACTTTAACATTGTAAGGGCATTCAACAAAAGTCATATTTACTTTCAAGACCAAACTACCAGCGGCATAGTTTGAATATTTGCCGCTGGCAATCCAAGACTTGCTCCATTGAAAATAAGTTGTAAAATGCGGTTTGTTAGTAAAACCAGCATCTTCTAAACTTTTCATACATATCGCTTTTATAGTCATTTTAAGGCCGAGTGGGTAATTAACTCGGCCGTATTTATCAGTTGTAAACATTCTATTAAAAATTATCAATCACATTCAAAGCATTGTCTATCTGGTTTTCTGTCTCACCAAGGTAATCTTGTAAATTCCACAACATCGTATCGAAATCCATTTCTTCTTCATCATCTTTAAAATCACCACCAGAAGCAGATGCGTGGGTTTCAACGAATTGTTGGAGTAGCATAGTTCTGTTGTGGATTTCAGTTAGTTGTTCTTGAACTGAAATTAAAAAGTCATTTGTTTTCATTTTTTTAAGTTTTAAGTTGTTAATTATTTTACAAAGTTAATAAAAATTTTTAATCTAAAAAAGTTTTTAATAAAATTTCTCGATTTATTTTGGTTTGTTTTTTGATGAAGTTTTCGTTCCGCAAAATAAAAGTGATATAATCATTTTTTTTAGCGCCTGATATTTTGCGACCTCCATTAATCAAAATCAATTCTTTTGTTGTGTATTTTTGTAGATTATTCAAATCTATGTATTGTTCTTTTTCTGTCATAATAAAAGTTCCATAAGGTATGTCGTTAGTTTTTTCTGACACTTTGGTAAAATCAAACATTGAAGTAATTCTTTGCTTTTTCATAATTTTTTTTTAATCGTTTAATTTATACAAAGATAAAAAAAAATATTTAAATCACCAAAGGAAAAAACAAAAAATTAATATATAATTTATTATGGCAAACTACAAATTAAAATCAAAAGTCATTTTACACAAAGAAGATGGCTTACAACTCGAATGTCTCGAACTACAAGTTGGTGATTGCGATTGTAAAATATATCGTGAAATCAACTGGACGCAATCAAGTATAGAATTAAAAGAATTTTCTATGCCTCCACAATGGTGGAACCGACATATTAAAATATCTGAACTCTTTTCATATACAAAAGATTACTATAAAAAGAACAAACAGAAAATGGATAATTATGCCAAAGAATATAAACAAAAAAATAAAGAAAAGTGGAATGAATATCAACGAGAATATAAAAGAAGAAAACTTCGTGAGCAAAAAGGGTTGGTCAGAAATTACAATAGGTCAGTATCAGGAAATGATGATGATAAAAACTGAGACAGGTCTTGGTGATTTTATAGAAGCAATATCGATTTGCGATGACCTTGACCCAGAGGATATACGACAAATGCCTTTGTCTGAATTTAATAAATTAAAAAAAGAAAAAGAGTTCTTGCTCGAAAAACCTTCACCAGATTTCAAACGCACTTTTATATTACAGGGTGTAAAGTATGGTATAGAACCAGAACTTAATTTAATGTCTACTGGTGTTTTTATAGATTGCGAACAATTTAAAAGAAATACAAATGAAAATCTACATAATTTGATTGCCCTAATATACCGACCAATCACGGCCACAGAAAACGAGCACTCATACCAAATCGAACCACACAAGTCAGCGGGTTTTGAAAAACGAGCAAATCTGTTCAAAAACCACCTTTCAATAGAAATTGTATTTGGTGCCCTGTTTTTTTTTTCAGTGGTTTTGATGCAATCGTTGAATCATTCTCTGGTCTCTTTGGGTCTGGAACTGATGGAGGAAGTGAAGATGATGATAATGGAGGAGGCAGCGACTTTGAAGAAATTAACCGAAAAGAATGGCAAATGAAATGGGGTATGTATGATATTATAGTCCGTGTATGTGATGGTGATATAATGAAAATACAATCCGTTTATGAACTTCCGATTGTAGCCGTCTTAAATCATATTTCATATATCGAAAGTGGTGGCTACAAAAAAACATCATAGGATAAAAAAAATATAAAATTATATGGAATATCTTTCACAAAAAGGGATGTCGCAGATTTTTAATGACTGGGCATCAGCAGACCCAAATATAAATCAATTTGGATATGGACAACTATTTAACGAAAATGGTGAACCAAAAGTAAAACAAGTTTATCCAGGTTGTTGGGTCAATCCGCAATCCACAAATCCAATTTCGGATTATGCTTTCACAAGACGATACCAAGTTGTAATTTATGACTTAGTATTTCTTGACAATCTCGGCAACTCAAACCAAAATGATGTTGTATCAGATTGTGAGGAACTGGCTTTTCGCCTTGTCAGATACTTAAAAGAAACTGCGGGTGATATTGTCGATTTACAAACTTGGTCAGTCCAACCTATGTCGGATAGATGGTTGGATAAAGTCAGCGGTGTTGTCTTGGACATAACAGTAGAATTTAATTTCCAGTTTTCGTTTTGCGATGACCCAACATATGGTTTTCCAATAAAATATAATGAAGTTTAATAATGTCAGGAATAAATCAAAACTCGCATTTAGGTCGAGGTGAATTAAAAATCTCATCATCAGCCACTACATATTTATCACTCGGATATACTGGTTCATCACAACTCGATTTCGATTTTCCAACAACATATGGCTCATCAGGTCAAGGTTTGATTACAAATGGTTCTGGTGGATTATCTTGGGGCACAGTCGGTGGTGGTGGTGGAACCAATGGAACATCTGGTTCATCAGGTTCATCAGGTTCATCTGGTTCATCTGGAACTACACCAGTCCAAGCATATTGGTTTGGTGAATATAAATCAACACAAGTTCTTGCGACTGGTTCAAGTTTGATTGGTCTTACCGTGTCAAATGAAACCAATGTAAGTGGAACAACTGCCGCAGTTTTCGATTTTGATGGAACATATAAATGTGATTATTCGATTACTTTTGGTGAAAAACAAACTGGTGGATATTCGGCTGATGGAATTATGTTATATTTTTTGAAATATAATGGAGCAACAGTTTCAAGTTCAGTTGAACTTCTTGCTGTTGATAAACACAACACTGACCCTGGTGGAACTGTTGGTCTTTCATCATATCAAGGAAGCACTATAATTTCAGCAACGGCAAATTCGACACTTGAATTCTGGGCAAGAACACCATTTTTAATTTGGTTAAGACCAGATGGAACACAACCTGGATATACAGCAAAAATGTCAGTCTATAAAATAGCATAATGGATTTAAATAAAGATATAGCAACTTTGATTTCTGAACTCCAACTCGATTGGCAAATCGAAGTCGTGGATTTAATTAAGAAGAAAATCCAAGATTATCCTGTCGTAGATACTGGTGAGATGGCGGACAGCGTAGTTGCTAAACAAAATGAAAAAAATGAAACTGTTTTCGATATGATAGATTATGGTCATTTTCAAGACAGAGGTGTTAATCCAGAGGGTATTGCCCTTTATCAATCACCATTTTATTTTCAAGGAAGATGGAAGGGTATGGCTCAATATTTAAAATCTTGGGCACTATCAAGAGATTTGAACCCATATGCTGTGGCATATGTTCTACA